TGAAATTAAAATTATTGCCTTCGTGGATCGCCCCGACAATGATTTGACCCTTACAAATGCTAAGGCGATTGTCATGTTTAACGAACCACAGTTAGCGCATAATACGGCAGGGGTATAATTAAATGGCTGTTATTGCAACGGGTAATCACCCTAAGGCGCTGTGGCCTGGAGTTGCCTCCTGGTTTGGCGCTAAGTATAACGAGCATGAAGCACAATACCCGAAACTGTTCGAGGTTCGTAGTTCTAACAAGAATTATGAAGAACTCGTTCAGCAGACCGGTTTTGGCCTTGCTCCTGTTAAGGCAGAAGGCTCCAGCACTCAGTATGACTCTCACTCACAGGGTTACACGGCTCGCGGCACAAACGTCGCATACTCGCTTGGTTACATCGTAACCCGCGAGGAACTGGCCGATAACCTTTATGAGGAAGTGTCTATGCGCCGTGCTGGCTCGCTGGCTTTCTCAATGTCACAGACGCGGGAAAACGTAGGTGCTAACATCTACAACCGTGCGTTCAACTCTACCTACACGGGTGGTGATGGTGTCGAACTTCTTTCGACGGCTCACGTTACCGTATCTGGTAATCAGTCGAACGAACTGGCAACCGCTGCTGACTTGTCTGAAGCTTCACTTGAAGACCTTTGTATCCAGATTATGGACGCAACTGACTTTAAGGGGCTGAAGGTCAATGTACGTCCAAGATGTCTGGTCATCCCGACCGCTCTGACATACGACGCACAGCGAATCCTGAAGTCTCAGCTTCGTTCCGGTTCTGCTGACAACGACGTAAACGCTCTGAAACTTGCCGGGTCTATTCCCGAGATTGTTGTTAACAACTTTCTTACGGATTCTGACGCTTGGTTTGTAAAAACCGACGTTCAGGACGGACTCGTATGGTACGACCGTGAAGCGGTCCAGTTCACTAAGGACACGGACTTCGACACGGACAACGCCAAAGCGAAGGGCTACATGCGTTTCGTCCCGTTCTGGGGCGATTGGAGAACCCTGTACGGTTCACCGGGCGCATAGTGAATTGGGGGCGGGATTTGTCTCGCCCCCTTTTTGAACTTGTAATTTTCTACGGACCCCATTGGGGTTACAAGGAGAAATAAAATGTCTCAAGGGACACCAAGTAATTTTCCGAATGGATTTCGGAATGGTGTGGTTATCCGAGGCGTTCCGCTTTCAGTTACCAATCCGGGTAAAGTATTTTGGGTCAATGGCTCAAGCGTACTGGCACCGGGAGCGGTAGGTGGATCGAACGGCAACGATGGCACGTACCAACGACCATTCGCAACTATTGACTACGCTGTAGGCAAATGTACCGCATCACGCGGCGACATCATTATGGTTATGCCGGGTCACTCAGAGGATATCTCTGGTGCCGGCTCTCTAACCCTTGACGTTGCTGGCGTTGCGGTCATCGGTCTTGGCACCGGCTCTCTGCGTCCTGACCTTAACTACTCTGATACGGCGGGAACGGTTGAGGTTGATGCTGCTGACGTTACGCTTTATAACATAACTCTTACAGCGGACGTTTCTGCTGTTGTTGTTGGTATAAACGTTGACGCTGCTGGTTGCACAATTGATAGCTGTGAATTTGGCTTGAACGCTTCGGGCGACGACTTCATCACCGGTATTGACGTTGATGCGGTTGACGGCTTTGTGTTCACCAACAACGTATGGCGCGCTGAAAATAACATAGCTGGCGCTGCCGAGGCTATTCGTCTCGACACGGCAACTAACTACCGCATTGAAGGCAACCGAATCCTCGGTGAATTCTCTGACGGTTGTATCGTTAGTGAAGGCGCTGCTGGTAGTTTGGGCATTATCGCTAACAACCTCCTGTACAACCAGGATACTGCTGGCGGTGAAACCATTGACCTGAACGTGGCTGACACGGGCATTTGTGCAAATAACCTTATGGGTACTTTGTTCACGACTGCGCCGGAAACGGCTTTCGATCCGGGTTCAATGCTGTGTGCAGAGAATTATATGGCTAACGCCGTTGATGAATCTGCTGCATTGGTTCCGACTACGGTAAGCACGTAATTAAATGGGGGGAGAAATCCCCCCGTTTTTTTAGTAAGAGTACATTTTTAGCAAGCGTACATTATTAATGTACGAATAGGAAAACTGAACAATGAGAATAGCGATATTAGCTAACGGACAGACGGTGAATAATTTCACCAACAATCCCACTATCAGTGTAGATAAGTACGATCAGGTTTGGGGATTGAACCAGCAAGGAACGTGGAAGGGGCTGACGCTTGACAAGTTATTCGTGATGGACGACTTGAAGCTTCGGATGCCATTCTATGCGGGATATGATTTGGTCGAGTGGCTAAAAACATACCCCGGAGAGATTGTCACTTCAAAGGCCTATGATGAATGGCCAACCTCAGTATCCTATCCAATTAAAGAAATAGCGCATTACTTCGGGATGCCCTTGGGTACTGCAATGTACTCAACTCCTGATTACATGATTGCGCTGGCGATATATCAAGGAGCGACCCAGATCGATTTGTTCGGTGTGGACATGGCCACGGAAGGCCCTATTGAAATGAAGCTAGGCACGGCCCAGTGGATTGGCGCTGCTCATGCTCGCGGAGTTCTTGTAAGGACTTTTGTAGGCAGCTTGTTCCAGTATCTCACCAATAACGGGGTTACGATGGAATCGGGCCTGTATGGATATGCCAAGCGCCCCAGAATCGAAGAACTGGTCAATACGGACTATTACGAGGCTTGGTCAGATGCGCGCAGTTAGGCTTCTTGAGCGGGCAATTGAGGAAACCCCTGAAAAAGTCCTTGATGTTGGTGTCGGGAAGGGGCGGCATGCCTTTTCTTTTATAGCCAATGGATCAATGGTTGCGGGGCTGGATGTTAATCTGCCGCCGTTAGATGACCCAAGGTACGAACACATACATGGCTCTCTGGAGCTATGGGAGCCCGCAGGACGCGAGTTCGACATGATTTGGTGTTCCCATACCCTTGAGCATCTTCCTAACGTTCAGGCGGCTCTCATTAAGCTCAGGAGCGTTTTAAAGGATGGCGGCACCTTGGCCATTGCCGTTCCCACGGATCGCCAGAACAGGTTGCACGTTGGTCATTTGAGCCTTTGGACTCCAGCCCATCTGGTTTACAACCTGGTTTGTGCCGGGTGGGATTGCTCAGAAGCTATCTGGTATACAGAATACTGCACAATTGGCCTCATTGTAAAGAAAACCGACGATATTAGTTACGAGGGCCGTACCGGAATGCCATCAGAAGTCACATGGCTTAACCAGTACACCCCTGTGCCTGTCCGCCACATGGATGGAGCGTGGTGGGGAAACAACTGGCCTGACGAAACTGAATCAAGAATTCCTGACCCGCCGTGCGTAACAGCCGGTTACGTCAAAACAAATTTAGAACCAGAATTACAATTGTTTGCCGGCCCAAACCCCAAGCTAAGAGAGGGCTATGGGCGAGAAAATTAATATTATATTGTAGAACCAACCTAACAGGAAAACTAAAACATGGCTGCAACACTTACTAAAACTACACTTGTAAACGGAAAGCGCAATTTTTGTGTGCATGTCACCATTGGCGGCACCTCGGGAGATGCAAGCGATGCATCGGTTGTTGACATCTCTGCTATTGATTCTACGCTTTCTGCGGGCGATTTGCGCCTTGTGCGCGCTTCTTGGTCTCTTGTTGGTTGCACGGCATTGCTTGAGTGGAATGCTACCACTGACGTTGCAATTCTTCAAATGGGCACCACGCGAGGAGAATGGGATGCTGGGGGAACCGCAGGGATTCAATCTTCTACCGCCTCGGGCGCAGATGGCGACATAACCCTTACAACGACGGGATATACCGCATCCGGCGACGGAGGCCACTTTACGCTTTGGTTTAAGAAGAAATAATTATGGCTGTCTCTGGCTCTAAAGACTTTTCTATAACTCGCGCCGACATTATCGAAGCCGCCCTTCGCAAGATTGGCGTTTACGACCAAGGTGAAGCTGTGCCAGGTGAGGAAGTTCCTGACGCAGCTTTGGCCCTTAACCTAATGGTTAAAGAGTGGGTCATGGACGGCGCTGACATATTCCTACGCACGGAATCCACGCTGTTTCTTCAGCCTGATACGCAAAGCTATAATCTGAGCACCGACCACATCACTGACTCATATGTGGAAACTACTTTGTCTGCTGCGGAAGCGTCTGGACAGACAGTTATTTCTGTAACTAGCTCAACCGGAATGACGGCTAATGACAATATTGGCATCAAGATGGATGACAATACCATTCACTGGTCAACCATCGCTTCGGTCGATTCATCGATACAGGTAACGATTAATAACGCAACAGACGATGACGCGGCAAGCGGAAACAAAGTCTACGCTTACACCACAAAATCAGATCGCCCCCAAAAAATCCTTTATGCTTTTCGATCTGACAAAAATGGATTTGATACAGAAATTTCTGTTATTGGTGAAAACGAATACCGCAGGCAATCAAATAAGACGGCGGACGGGGCACCAACAGAAATTTGGTATAACCCGCAAGGCAACCAAGCGACAGGTAAGCTTTCGGTGTGGCCCGATAATGGTGGTGCCGATTGGGACAAAATTGTTTTAATTGCCCAGCACCTTCCCGATGACTTTGATGCCGGAGCAAATAACCCCGATTTTCCGATTGAATGGGGCAACGCCCTTGTATGGGGTCTTGCGGCGGAACTGTGCTCTGAATATTCGATTCCAGAAAGAGAGCAGACCAGGATATGGTCTATTGCCAACAACAAATTGCAAAAGGCCCTTGACTACGATGTTGAAAACGCCAGCGTCATCTTTGCAATGGACGGCATGCGGTAATGCCTGAAACATTGCGAGAAAAGTTACTGGGATCGATAGAGGTTGTGCAAGACCCCTCAGAATTTGCTCCAAATGATTTTAGGTGGGCAGAAACCAAGGGAAATAAAGTTTATGTTAACCACCCCAAGTTTAAAGCTGCTGGCGCAGAAGGATACGAGAAAAAAATAGTGCTGGCAGAATCTTTGCATAGACTTAGAGATGTTGCTCCTGATATATATGATCGCCTAGAGCATGAGGCATTAAATGATCCAGAGTATATGAGATGGGCAAACGAGTCATATATACACTCCAGAAAAGATTATGGAGAAAAAAGAAAATTTTGGAAGTGGCACAAAGAATCAAGGTTCGATCAAGTAATTGGGGGTTATATATTTGCTAGTGATAAAAGCCTGCCAACAATGAAAGAGTGGAATAGAAAAACATTACCTATGGGGCCGAAGCTAAAAAAATTATTACACAAATTGGCAAATAAGTTGGGCATTGAATGAAAATTCCATTCTTGGGCGGTGCGTATGAGGGCAGGTCTTCAAACGTTTCTCCTGAAACATGTATAAATCTCTTTTATGAGAAGGGCGTATCTAGTGAGGCGCTGGTTGGAACGGCAGGCTCTACCGTCCTTACGGCTGGCACAAGCACTCTTGAAGAAGAGGTTAGGGGCGGCATAGCCTATAACGATTTGGCGTATTTCGTCATTGGAAACACCCTGTACGAGATCAATTCGGCCGGAACTGCTACTTTACGCGGAACCCTGAATACGAGTACCGGAAGGGTCTCTATGGCCCACAATGGCGTTCGCCCTTCTGCCAATCAACAAATTATGATTGTGGATGGCACAGACGGTTGGATCTATGACAATACAACATCTACGCTTTCTGAGATTACTGATACCGACTTTGTGGCTTCTGAAAGCGTTGTATTCATTGACGGCTATTTTGTGTTCTCACAAGCTGGCGGATCAGATCGTTTTTGGCTTACTTCTCAGTATGACGGTACTGCAATAGATGCAAACGACTTTGCTACGGCAGAGGGATGGCCCGATGCCATTCAGACTCTTATTGCCGACAATAGGGAGTTGTTTATCTTCGGTGAGGAAACGCTTGAAGTTTGGTACAACTCTGGTGATACGGATAATACGTTCCAGAGGTATCAGGGTGGGTTCAAGCAACATGGCTGCGTAGCGAAACATTCCCCTGCGCGGTTTGATAATAGCGTGGTGTGGCTGTCTAGGAACGAACGCGGCGATTCTCAGGTTGTCCGTCTTGGTGAAGGGCATATGCCACGAATCATCTCTACTCCTGAATTGAACTACAAGTTTTCTCAATACGGAAACGTAGAGGATGCGTTCGGCTATGCTTACCAGGATGAGGGGCATGAGTTCTATGTGCTTACTTTTCCTTCTGAAGGTGCGACGTGGGCCTATGATGCGTCTACGCAACAATGGCATCAAAGAGCCCACGAAATATCGGGAACTTTTCCGTCGCGTGAACGTTACAACTGCCATGTCTTTGCTTTTGGAAAGCATTTGTTTGGAGATTTTGCAAACGGCAATATTTACCAAATGGACAACACCGTTGGGACGTTTAATGGCGCTGTTTTAGAAAGAGAGAGAACTTCTATTCCCGTATCTGACGAAGAGAACAAGCGCAGAATGGCATCAATTCAGTTAGATATGGAGGAAGGCATTGGCGATGGAGCGACAGCTGATGATGATGTGTTTTGGTTGTCCTATTCGAAAAACGGTGGTCATACCTTTTCTAACGAAGTTGCGCGGTCTGCTGGTGACGGCGGGCAATGGAGTAAGCGGGTCATCTGGCGGAAGCTTGGGTGGGGAAGAAACTGGATATTCCGCATTAGAACGTGGACTCCTAAGCGCCCGATTATCAAGGGGTTGATTGCCCTTGCAGCGGGCGAAAGCGCGAAGGTGAGATAATGCCCAGCAAACCCGGCGCACCACAGTCTGGAAGTGGTGGCGTTCCCTCCGATTTCGAGTATCTAACCGATGAGCGGTTGCCAATTAATCCCGCTATTACGCGAATGCCTACCAATCAGCGCGAATGGGATGGATTTGTTCGCGAACTAGACAAGCGGATCAAAAATATTTCTGATGGCTTTACGCCAACCTTTACCGGATTTTCGTCTGATCCATCAAACCCGTTTGTTTGGTATCACCGATACGGACAGCTTGTTATGTTGGAATGGCATTTTACGACCGGGACTAGCAACTCAACATCTTGGACAATAACAAATTTGCCGGAAATCATAACCCCAAAATATAATGTTGACGCTATTGTTTCTGGAATGATAGACAACGGGTCAAATGTAACGCATCCCGGCGCAATGACCGTTGGTGCTAATGGGGTTATTACATTCTGGAGTACCGAGCATCACAATTTGTTTACCGCTTCTGGAAATAAAGGGTTTGCAAATGCTGATCGTTACACAACGACCTACTGGCTAAGACATCCATCCAAACTATGACAAACAAAAGCGTGAAGCTTCCAGACAAATTTTTAAAAGAGCGTGAGTCAATCCATGCTCTTCAAAGCGTAATGATGGACATGCCCGAGGAGGAAAAATTTGACCTTGAGGCACTGACTGATCATTTTTTTGCCCCTGGAGTTTACGCCCGAATGTTTTTCATTGAGGCTGGCTCTGTTGTTGTAGGCAAAATTCACAAAACCGAACATTTGAACATTATCTGCAAGGGTAAGTGTTCTGTATACACAGAAGAGGGGCCAATAATACTACAAGGCCCTTGTATAGTAAATTCCAGGCCGGGAATCAAAAAAGCCGTATACGCAATTGAAGATACCACTTGGGTAACAATTCATGTTACGGACAAGACGGACTTGGATGAAATTGAAAACGAAGTTATAGCAGAAGGTTATGACGAAATTGATTATTCGGAAATTTTAAGGATTAAAGAGGACTAATATATGTCTTGGGGTATAGTAGCTGGAGTAGCGGGCACCGTAATCGGCGCGGGGATGAGTAGCAGGGCTTCCGATAAGGCTACTGAGGCTGGCGTAGCTGGTAACAGAGAAGCTTTAGAGCTTCAACGCCAATCTCGTGATATTGCCCGAGAGGATTATCGCCCATATCGTGAAGCCGGATATACGGCACTTAATCGCCTTATGGAAATGACCGGGCTGGATGCACCAGCCGCTGCTGCTGGCGTTTCACGCGGCGTTGGCAGAAATCGGTGGGGCACAGGGCCAAGAGGAGAAATAGGACGACCCGATGCCCATTACCTCTACGAGGGCGCATATGATTCCGCTTTGCCCGCTACTATAGGTTCTCAAGGCATGCGATCTAGGGCCGCTGCTACGCAGCAGTTTCCCGGTGGGCCAGCCTCAAGGGCCTCTGCGTACGACGCTCTTATGGAAAGAAATCCTGCTATGGCAGATAGGTTTAAGTCTGCCTTTATTAACAATGAGGGCCAAAACGCATGGGATCAAATATATGCCGGAAGAGCGTATGGCGGCGACATGATTGGCAGAGCTTATGGGGGAAACATACCTCCCATTGGAAAAGCTCATGGGGGCGATATGAAAAACAAGGCCCTGTATATTGTTAACGAGCTTGGCCCCGAAGACGTGTACGACAATGGCACTGTAACCCGATCATCCAATCCAAAGGTGCTTCCGCCAAACCCGAATGGGTATGTTGGTCGTGATAATGGCGGCGATTTGTGGACCACCCCAACAGAAGGCGTTATGGGGCCAAGGGGCCTTCCTGGGCCAAGAGGTGTTCCCGTAGGATGGGGTGGTCCGACGCGCTTAACTCGTGGGCCGGCAGACGGCAAGGCCGGAGCCGCAGACTACTACCCGGATTTCAGCAAGCGGTGGGCAGGCCCCGGACCCGCGCCCACTAGCGATAAATTCCCAACATACGGCGGCACTTCTGGTGTAGACGGAACCACGGTTCAGCCTCTTCCCGGAACAGGTGCGCCTACTCCTGCGGCTGTTCCGGCTGCTCAAAATGTCAACAACGCCCTTAACGGCGGCGGATACCCAACAGAGAACCAGTTTGATATGACGGTTGATCCAGGATATAGATTCCGATTTGATGAGGGCATGAGGGCACTTGACAGGGGTGCTGCTGCCAGAGGTGGGTTGCTTTCTGGCGGATACGGCAGAAGGGCTATGAGGTACGGACAAGGCTTTGCCTCAAACGAATTCTCTAACATCTACAACAGAATTTCTAATATTGCTGGCCTTGGGCAGGTTGGCACTCAGGGTTCTGCTGGAGCAGCTTTGACCACGGGTCAGGGAATGGGGGCTAGTGCTGCTGATGCGGGATTAACTTCTGCTTATGGACAAATGGCCGGCGGCAACGCGTGGGCAAATGCAGCTAATCAGATTGGGCAGCTTCCGTGGGACAGAGCGTTTAACAGGCCCGCAGCGACATCTAGGATTGGTTTTGGAGGAGTAAATCCCGGCGGAATGAATCCTTATGGAGTTTCTAATCCCAGCAATATTCTAAATGTTGATCATCTTAAGGACTTTGGGTGAAATAAATGGCAGTATTTAACGCAGCAGCAAACCAAGTGCTGGCACAGCCGGTATCAGCTTTCTATAAAGGAAAGGCGATGAGAGCGCAACAAGAACGCGCAGAGCTTGAAAACCGGGCGTTGCAGCGGGAAGAAGATTACGCGGCGGAAAATCGAAGAATGGCCAAACAAGACCGCGAGCGCAGAATAGCTGCTGAAGACCTTGCAACGGAACAGGTTAAGCAGCAAATCGCTCAGGGCAAGAGGGATGCACTCTCCTATAGGGTTAATTTGCTTGCGCCTGCAATAAACTCTTACACGGAATCCGGCGATCTTGATGCCTTGAATGAATATGTGAACATTGCTGTGCGTCCAAACTTGCCTGAAGCCGACATGAGGGAGTTTCAAGAGATGTTTGGCGACTCTCTGGATGCAAATGAAGCACAAGCCGCAGGATTGTTGGTTGACGTTTTCCGAAAAACGGATGGCCAATACAAGGCGCAAAACTTTGCTGACGCAAGCGGAAAGGTCGTTCTTTCAGCGGTAGAAGGGTCGGAGGCGTGGCTTGATGCCGTGCAAAACAAGGACTTATTCTTGGCTGGCAATGTTACGCAAAAGACAGGCCAAGGGACACAAATCGTCAAAATAAATGATGGCGACGAAGAAGTGACCTATGAAGAAAAGGTTGTTGACGGCGAGATTGTAAGAACAGAAATTGCCAGAGCGCCTAGACGAACGCCAGGTTCCCGATCTGTTTCATTCATAGGAGACGATGGACAGCCACGCATGGGGAGTTATGACAGCGATACAGGGATATACACTGACAGCGATGGCGTTGTTCATAGAAATGCAACGCCCATCGCTCCAGCAGCAACACAAAGTGAGATTTCCGCAGACCCAAGAACCGGCGGCCAACTCAGTAAAGACTTTTCTGACCTGAAAAAATCTTATGATAAATCATTGGAAATATCAGAACGGATTGGAAACTTTATGCCGCAAGCCCGCGCTCTTCCTGACGCTGTTGGCGGCATGGCTAAACTTGCATCAACATTGGCCGCTGTTGCAGAACTGGCCGGTGGAGAAGACCTTGGGGAGTTTATTGCCGAAAACATGACTAGCACCGACCAAGAAACCCTCTCAGAAATGAGGGGAACCCTTCAGATTATAAGGTCGGTGGTAAGGCCCATCGCAACCGGAGACGAGGGCACAAGGCAGTCCGATCAAGAGCGCAAGATTGCTTCCGAGATTGTTGGCCTTGTTGAAAAGATTGAAAGCCCTCTTGATCTTGTCAAAAACTATCCTCAAGTCATTGGCTCTTTGCGAGCGTTGTATGCCGAAAACTATGTCAATGCGTATAACAGGGTGGCCTCTGATACTAGCGGGGCATTGCAGTGGCCCTATGACCTTTCTACAGATGCCGGACTTCTTGGCCTTTTTACTGAGCTTTCTGAAAGACAAGTATTCGTAGAAGGTCAGGAGGAAAAAGCTGCCGATCTTGTTAAAAGGTTGCGTAATATTCAGAACAGGAGTCGGTAATGTCTTTTGATACTCAGCGGGCGCTTGATGCGCTTAAACAAAAGCAGCGCGACGAAATGGCGGGGCTCGATATTGATGCAGCCGTAGCCGCCTATCGCGGGGAAAGCGTAGATGTTGCAGAAGAGACTTTGGGAGCCGACTTTAATCCTACAGCGGTCGCTCCAACCGGATTGCGATTTAATCTTTCAAGGGGGGATACTCTCGAAGAAAAGAACCTTCGGCTAAAGAAAGTATATCCCGATGGGGAGGTCAAAATGTTTGGACGTTCCGTAGTCCTTGGCAATCCTGATTCTGCATTGATGTACAGGGAAACGCAAAACGACCAGTGGAAGTTCGTTGAACCTCAAGGCTTTTTGGTTGAGAGAGCCAAGTCTGAAGAGAAAGCGGGGATTATGGGCTGGCTTCTCAATAGAGAAATTGATTGGGGAGATTTTGCGGAGGCTTTTGGGCCATCTGCCGAAGCTATAGTAACAGAAGCGGCGGTCCTTCCGATCACAAAAGGCTCGGGCGTTTTTGCGACTGTCTTTAAGCAAGCCCTTGGTGCGGCGCTTGGCGAAAGCGTTGAACAATTTGGTCAAACTGTTGGCGGAACCCAAGCGCAAGATTTGACAGACATACTGTTCGAGGTTGGGGAAGAATTCGCTTATAGCGGGGGAGGGGGTCTCGCCATGTCTCCGGTTGCGGCTTCGGTAAATGTCTTGCAGGGGCGCGGGGCACTTCGTATGGCTGAAGAGGGCACTGACCTGCTTCAGGCAGCAAATAGGCTTGACCCGGAATTAGAACAATTGATGACTCCCGGCATGGTGACGGACAACCCGGCTGTTAGGCTTTCTGAAAGACAGGCTGCTGCCCTTTTGCCGAATCTAGGAAGGCAATACAGGGCAATCGCAGCCAAGCTTGACGAAATTATTGCGGGCAGAGCGCCCATAAGCGCAAGAAGCACAATTGTGCGAGATGTTGTTAATTCTTTGTCGGACATGGGGAATAGGTTTATCGACTCTTTAAAGGCCATGAACGTATCTCTTACTTCGGCAGGAGAAAACCTTCAAAAGGGCATTGAAGAGTATACTCTAGTATCCAAAAGAATAGTAGATGACCTGTATTATTCTGCTCGCAACATTGAAGAGCCAGAATTTGATTATGTCAATCTCTTGGAGAACATTAATGACATAAGGGCCGGGGCAAAGGGGACTTTAGACCCCAGACTTGAGCCCGTGCTGAGGGAAATAGAGGCAACAATTAATAGCAATGCCCCCGTGCAGTTGAATCGTGGCACTCTGTCTGTCACAGACCAGCTTAGAAATTCACAAACACAACTATATGCGCTGCAAAATGTGCCCCCAGGAGAAGTTGCAAACCAAGGCACAGGTCAAGCGGGCGACATATATAAAGCCCTTAAAAACACCTTGAACGAACCAGTAAACACTAACAAGGGATTTATTGATGCGTGGTCTGCCGCAAATAAGGCGGCAAGCGAAAGGTTTGACACTCTCGGACAAGCGGTTGTAGTTAAAGCCGCAAAGAGCGAAACGCCAGCAATTCTTGCCAGAGATTTTGCTAAACCGTATCAGGTAGATAACCTGAGAAACCTGCGCGAAGTCCTGCCCGCAGACAGATGGAAGGCATTGCAAGACTCGTTTCAGTCTAACATGCTTTTTGATCCAGCAGGAATAACAAAAACCCTTGATTCCTTCGACCCAGACACGCTTGATGTCTTGATGTCTCGATCAGACCAAAATCTTTGGCGCGGCATAGGCACGGAAATTGATCGCATAACGTCTGTTGGAGCCGAACAGCTTGCGGAAACGCAGATTACAAACATAAGATTTGTTGATAGCCTTATTGAGGGGGCAAAACCAAGGGACGCACTTACGGTAATAAGGGCCGTTAGAGCGAATGGCCCAGAGGCAATGCAGTCTTTAAGAGCCGGCATTATAGATTGGGCGTGGTCTGGTGTTCTGGATGCCAAAGGAGGGGTTATTAAGGTAAATAACAGTCTTTTTAACTCAAGAATAGCCACGCTAAAGAAGACGGCTTTTTGGTCGGCGCTTGGAAAGCAGGGGCAGGAAGTGCTGGCTGATGTGAACACAATTGCCAAGTCATTTTCAAGCCTTATTGATGCGGGAACGTCTATTCAGGCGGCTGAAGCCGTATCAGGCATTAAGCCGACAAACTTACAAGTAGGGGCGGTCAAGACGTTTGTTGACAACTATATTGTTAGCCATTTATACCTTAGTCGGGCTGGAAGAAGCATTTTCCTTGGAAAGGGAAGGGAGCACTCAACACAGAGAACGCTAAGGCTGATTGGCGCGGCATTGGCCCAAACCGGAAGGCCAGTTGATCTTTCCGCCCTTGAAGACGAGCAAGGCGAGGTGCCGCGACCTGGCGGATTCCAGCAGTAATTTATGGAAGAACAACAGAGCCAAGGAGGCTCATTTGCATGGCATATCCAATTTTAGGAAACCCAAAACCGGCGTTCTTTGATTCGTCTGGATCACCGCTTGCGTCTGGAACTATAACGGTACAAAACCCGTCTGACTCTACGGCAAAGGCATCATACCCAACTGCGGATGACGCTAACGCCAATACCAACAGCACAACTTCTGCTATTACTCTGGATGCTCGTGGAGAGCCAACTTCTACCCAGTTATGGGGTAAAGACGGCGAAGATTACAAGGTCATTGTTAAAGACTCAGCCGGCTCTACGGTGTACACCATAGACGATATTCGACTGCCTGGACCATCAAGACGAGCCGCTGTTACTTTTACAAGCGCCGATGCCACTCCAACGGTAGCGGAAAGCAACGTATTTATCACGGCAGGTACTACAGCTATTACTGACTTTGATAACGGCGTGGTTGGTGACACCATTAAGATTCTTGCGGCATCGACTATCACAATTACGCACGGATCTCCTGTTTCTCTTCTTGGAGCAATAAATTTCAACATGGTGGCCGGAGACACGCTTACGCTTACAATGTTTAGCGATCAGGTCTGGGAAGAGGTGGGCCGAAGCACAGCGACAACTACCAATGCGCCCCGCAAAGTAGAAACAGTTACTGGAACAAATGCTATTTCGGCTGCTGAAA